TTACGGAAGTTCTGATTCCCGGTGAAGATGAAGAAGATACGGAAGTTTTGCGTGAAAGGTACTTTGATAGCTTTGAAGAAAAGGCTTTCGGCGGTAATGTTCGTGATTACCTTGAAAAAACAAACGCTATTCCGGGCGTTGGAAGCACAAAGGTAACAAGAATTTGGAACGCTGATATTCGCCCCGCTGCAATGATTCCAACGGAAGCGGTCAAAGCATGGTACACAAGCGTTATTGATACGCTGGATGCGGAAGTTGCTGTTTGGCTTGCTGCTGTTTATACAGCGGCGGTTGAAAAGAAACTTACCACCGGGGGAACGGTGCTGCTTACGATCCTGAATTCTGATTTTGGTGCAGCTTCCCAAACCTTACTTGACACAGTACAGGAAGTGATTGATCCGGTTGAAAATGCGGGTGAAGGTTATGGGCTTGCCCCTATCGGTCATGTTGTAAGTATCAAAAGTGCGGAAACGAAATCTACCACAATTAAAACCAATATCACATTTGATACGGGTTACAGTTGGTCGAACCTTCAAACCGCTATTGATGCAGCCATTGAAGAATATTTGCTTGAATTAAGAAAAGCGTGGGCTGATTCAGATCATTTGATTGTGCGAATTAGTCAGATTGAAACAAGGCTGCTTGCAATCAAGGGAATTGTGGATATTGACAGTACCAAAATCAACGGTGCAGCCGATAACCTGACTTTGGGGAAATATGAAGTTCCCGTTTACGGGGGTGCAAGTGCATGATAAGAGAAGTTGACCTTGTTTCATACCTTCCCCCTTTTATGGCTGACTTCAAAGAAGTTGCCGTTACGCTGGAAGCTGAAAACCCTGAATTCAAAATTATTTGGGATGCAGCTAATCAGGTTCTTTACAATGAATTCATTGCAACGGCTGATGAATACGGCATTTCCCGCTTTGAAGCTATCCTGAAAATTCTTCCTTCAAAGGAAGATACCCTTGAAAGCAGAAGGGCAAGAGTACAAGCCCGCTGGTTCAATGCGATTCCGTACACAATGAAAGCCCTGATTTCAAAATTGATTGCTTTGTGTGGTGATAACAATTTCACTATCACAAAGCAATTTGATTTTTACAGGCTGGAACTTGAAACCCACCTTGAACTATACGGACAGGTTGACGAATTGGAATATATTATCAACACAATGCTTCCGTGTAATATCGTGGTTGTTTCGGATAACAAAATCATTTGTGATGTGAAAGGTTTGGCAGCCTTTGCGGGCGGTATCTGTATCACAGAACACTTTTTCATTACCAATGACAGCCGGGAAACCGTTGTTGCAAACGGTAAGGCGGTTCACGGTGCGGGCGTTGTAAATACCGCAAGCGTGATTATAACAAATGATTTCAATGAACAGTTCAACATTACCGGAACGGGTTCAATCGGTTCAGGTGCGGTTGTTTCTGAAATCATTGGAATAAAAGAATAAGAAAGGATGAAATGACATGGCAGAATTTTCAAAGTTGGTTATTACCAACAAAGGACAGGCTTTGATTGCAAAAATGATTGCCGGATCGGGAAACATTGATTTCACGAAAATTTGTACTTCCAGCACACAGTACACGGAAAATCAGCTTGTGGGTTTAACTTCCCTTTCCAATGTCAAGCAAACAAGCCTTATTTCCAAAGTTACCCGTACAAATGAAGTTGCTATCAAGGTTGAAGCAGCTTTCACAAACACAGACCTTACAGCGGGTTATTATATGCGTACTATCGGTTTGTACGCTGTTGATCCTGATGTGGGTGAAATTCTTTACGCTGTTACAATCGAAACTTCCGGTAATTGCTATATGCCGCCTTACAACGGCGTTACTGTTTCCGGTGCTTATGTGCAGCTTGTAACTACCGTTGGTAACGCTGAAAGCGTTTCCCTTGAAGTGGATGCAGCAGCCGTTGCAACTATCGGTGATGTAAAGGAATTACAGGAACAGATTGCAGACCTTGAAGCCTATGTTGGTTATACGGATGGTGATATTTACGGCGTTGAAGTCGATTTCGTAAATAAGAAGTTTACCCGCCTTGCGGGTGCTGTAAACCGTGCAGCCGGGGAAGGTTTTGATTCAATCAATGCCTTTGGTGGAAGAAAGCGTTGCAATCTTACTAATGATGGTAAAGTTGTTGCTTATTACGGTGATGCTGGATTTACCACAACGGGCAAGCTGACACAGGCGGTTACTGTTGGTGAAGATGATGCAGCCGTTACCTATGCTGTTGGTACAATCGTTCAGACTATGGTTGAACAGCCTAAATTTTATTACAAGGTTGTTCCGCTGCTTGTAGAACAGACCGCAAAAGGCAGCATTACAAGAAAGGTTCGCTATTATATTTCCGATACCCAAAAGGCAGGGTTCAAGGTTCATCCCGCTTTCGTTGAAAACGGTGTTGAGAATGAAAAGATTTACCTTGCAGCCTTTGAAGGTTCTATTTGGGATGCTTCCGCAAGTGCGTATATCATGGATGATAGCGTAACAGCAGATTTTACCGCCGATATGCTTTGCAGCATTGCAAACGCAAAGCCCGCTTCCGGTATCAGTAACAACCTGACAAGAGCAAACACCCGCCTTATTGCTGAAAAGCGTGGTGCGGGTTGGGAACAGGCGTATGTTGCAACCGTTTGTGCTTCCGCTTTGCTGATGTTGATTGAATATGCAACTTTCAATATGCAATCTGTTATTGGTGCGGGCGTTACAAACAAAACTGATGATGGTACAACTTCCATGACCGAAATCACGGGTGCAACCGTGAATTTGGGTAATGCTTCCGGTTCTGTTACCAACGATAACGGTTACAATATCGTTTCCTATCGTGGTGAAGAAAACTTTTGGGGTAACATTTGGGCGTGGATTGACGGTATCAACAGTTATTGTGATGTTGATGCCGGAACAGATACAATTTACATTGCGGATCACGGCTTTACTGATAATATCGGTACTGATCCGTATGTTGAAGCTGGAATTTCCCCTTCTATGAAGAACGGTTATGTTTCCGCTTTCTGCTATTCGGAAGAATTTGATTGGTTGTTCATTGCTGGTGAAGTTGCTGGCAATTCTACCCTTCCCGTTGGCGATTACTTCTATCAATCTGCAAGTACAGGTTGGAGGGTTGCTAGGTTGGGCGGTAGGTGGGATAGCGGTGCTAGTGCGGGTGCTTTCGCTTGGGCTTTGAGTGATGCTTCTTCTATTCGTTATCGGAGTATCGGCGGGCGGTTGGTGTATGTACCTTCCAAAGCAGCAGCGTAACACCGTTCAATCACTTTTGAACTAAAATAAATTAGGTTGTTCAGGGAGTATTGTTGTTTACAAACCGAAATACGGAAGAACGCAATAATTTAGAAACCCCGTGAAAAAGGTTACTAAATTAGGCAGTAAATGGAATAACAGTGCTAATGCAGGTACTTTCTATTGGAATTTGAATAATGCTTCTTCTAATCGTAATCGGAATATCAGCAGGCAGTTAGTAAATGCACGAAATTCAGCCCCTTTGAAATATAAGGGGCTGATTTCATATAAATCTCTGTATTCCTGAATGACCGTGCCACATGGCAAAACATAAAAATAAAATTGGGCTGTATTGGTAGGTTTTGAAATTAACTTTTCAATTCTCGAAGGTTCGGCTTGATAGTGCATACAAAGGGAACATTCAATAATGAAGCGGTACGGTAATCTATACGAACAAATATATTCTATGGATAACCTACTAAAAGCACACCAAAACGCAAAGAAAGGAAAAGGCTGGTATGAGGAAGTAAGAACGGTTGAAGCTGATGTTGAAGGACACTTGAAAGCCCTTCAAGAAATGCTTATCAATCATACCTATAAAACTTCTGCTTACGAAAAATTTATCAAGCGGGATGGAGAAAAGGAACGGGAAATTTACAAACTTCCATACTTCCCGGATAGAATTTGCCAATGGGCTATTCTTCAAGTTATAGAACCGTATTTGATACGGTCAATGACAAAGAACACCTATTCAGCAATTCCCGGAAGGGGTATTCATGCAGCGTTGCACGATACAAAGGAAGCAATGCAAAAGGATGTTCCGAATTGCCAATACTGCTTGAAACTTGATGTTCGGAAATACTATCCTTCCATAAACCACGAAATTCTTAAACGGAAATTCAGAAGGCTGTTCAAAGATGCTGAATTGCTTTGGTTATTGGATGAAATTATAGACAGTATTTCAACCGCTAATATTGAAGATATGCGGGATATTTGGTTGTTGGATGAAGATATTGATCCTGAAACCGGAATTCCAATAGGTAATTACCTATCGCAGTATTGCGGCAACTTCTACTTATCTTCTTTCGATCATTGGATCAAGGAAGTTAAGCGGGTGAAATATGTGTTCCGTTACATGGATGATATTGTTATTTTTGGTAGCAGCAAAGAAGAACTTCACCGATTAAGGAAAGAAATTGATGAATATTTCAGGGAAGAATTGCGGTTGACAATCAAGGGAAATTGGCAAGTATTTCCTTCCTATGTGCGGGGCGTTGACTTTGTGGGTTATCGAATATTCCTGAATTTTGTTTTATTACGAAAAACAAGCTGTATCAAATATAAGCGAAAAATGGTACAGATCAGGGATAAAGTTGCAAACGGTCAGTTGATGAACTATTCCGAATGGTGTTCTGTAAATTCCTATAAGGGATGGTTGAAACATTGCGATAGTTACCGATTGCAGCAAAAGTACACCGAACCTATCCGGGGTGATGCTGATAGGTATTACAACGAAATCATTTTAACAAAGAAAGGAAAGGTGGCGTAAAAATGGTTGACTATGGCAAAGTAAGAAGCACCGTGAAACCTGATGCAATCGTAATTGATGAATTCAGCGTTTGGAAGCATACCGATATTCAGGAAATTTCTGAAAATGTCGGCACGGAAGATGAATTCAACGGTTACGAATACAACATGATTCAGTACACCAAAGATGAATTCATCCTTATGCAGAACGCACAGAATGAGGAAATGAACAGCATTTTGAATACTATGTTGGGGGTGAATGAGTAATGCAGGATAAGAAATTTATTGCACAGCAGTACAACAGATTTATGCAGATGTCGGTTCAGTCTGCAAACCTTCCTGACGATCAGGCAATGGAAGTTGCGGATTTGTACCCTGATTGGGTTGCAATGAAAGCCTATGCGGTTGATGAAATCGTGAAATACGGTGTAAATGCTGACGGTGAAACGCAGCTTTACAAGGTAATTCAGGCACACACTTCACAGGAAGATTGGAAGCCGGATGTTACAGCTTCCCTTTATAAAGCAATCGGTTTTACTGATGATGGCGTTTCCATTTGGACGCAGCCGCTTGGTGCAACTGATGCCTATATGAAGGGTGATGTTGTATCGTATGAAGATCAGCTTTGGATTTCCACCGTTGATAACAATGTGTGGCAACCGGGCGTGTACGGTTGGGAACTGAAAGCCTAACAAACTATCAAGGATAAGTTAAAAACCCTTATATGGGGCTTATATAAGCCCTGTATGGGGGTTTTCTTATATCAATCTATACCAACAACGAAAGGAAGGTAAAACAGAATATGAAAGAAGGAATTTGCATGGCATTAGGTGTTGCCGGAAGCGTGATTGCTTCCATTTTTGGCGGCTTTGATGCCGCCCTTATTACCCTGATGATCTTTATGGGTATTGACTATGTAACAGGGCTGATTGTAGCCGGAGTTTTCCACAAGTCGCAGAAATCCGAAACGGGTTCGCTTGAAAGCCGTGCGGGTTGGAAGGGGCTTTGTAGAAAGGGCGTAACGCTGCTTATTGTGATTGTAGCTTGCCGCCTTGATGTGGTAACGGGTTCTACTTTTATTCGTGATGCTGTAATTATTGCGTTCATTGCGAATGAAACCATTTCCATTATTGAAAACGCCGGACTTATGGGAATTCCTATTCCCGCCGTAATCACAAAGGCAATCGAAATCCTGAAAACAAAATCTGAAAGTGAGGATATGAAAAATGAGTAATTCATCTATGGTGGTACACACCAATATTTCACCGAACAAAAGCAGCCCCCGCAATAAGGCGATTGATAGAATCACGCCCCATTGTGTAGTAGGTCAATGTTCGGTTGAAACGCTGGGTAACATTTTCGCCCCTTCTTCCCGTCAGGCTTCTTCCAATTATGGAATTGGCGTTGATGGCAGGGTTGGAATGTATGTTGAAGAAAAAGATCGTTCATGGTGTTCTTCCAGCAGTTCCAACGATAACAGGGCGGTAACTATTGAATGTGCTTCTGATACAACCGCCCCTTACGCAATGAATGATAAGGTGTACGCAACCCTTATTGATCTTTGCGTGGATATTTGCAAGCGTAACGGTAAAAGTAAGCTGCTTTGGTTCGGTGATAAGGATAAAACCCTTGCTTACGAACCCGCTGCTG